CTCAACGGCAAATCCGATAATAGGTACTTCCTCATCGTAGCCCCGTTCTTGAAAAGTCTTGACGGTGTATTTGGATTCAATCACATCTTTAATCGCATGGTTCATGGCTTTCTCCTAAAGGTTAATTCCCCCTAGCGACAAATAGTTACCCATTGGCATCCTGCTGGGCCACAAACATATTGCTGCCAGCAGTTAGCGTATTGGGCTACCGTTACACCTACTACAAAAAACGCTGCTATTGCTACTAGTGCTTTTTTCATATAACCCCCTTAAAAAGGTACTGATAAATCCTCATCATCCTCAATAGCATTAAGGACTTTGCGGTTTTTGTTTTGGAATTCTGCCGACTGTTGAATTTGGTTCTTCAGACCATCGGACAGGCTATCAAATACGGCTTGGTCAAACTTCTGCATATCAAACAGAAGTGTTGGGTTTACGCCACTAGGTAACCCAGCTTTAGCAACCACGGCTGGTACGGGCGTTACGGCTACCGCATCGGCATAGGTCTTTCCGTTGGATTCTCTATGCTGAACGGTAATCATGCACCACTTGTCTAACAAATTTGTTAGGTCAAAGCCCCGCAATTCATCATCGGTAAATGATTTGCCACGCCAAGATTCCAAGTCCTTCCGTAACGAAGCCTTTTCGCCTAGCGACAGCGTGTAATTGCGGGTTTGGATTAAGGGTTTGCCTTCATCGGTTTTTAAGTCATCACCGTGCAATTCCCAAAAAAACTTTACTTTACGCAACATATTGACTTTGCCCATGTACTCAGACTTCTGCGTACCAAGGTCAATAATGCGGTATAGACGGGCCAAATGTGACCCAGTTGGTGCAATTTGAAATTCTTTCACGGGTGCGCTTCCTGTAACTATCATTGTTTTCCCCCAAAAATGTTAGAAAAATCATCGGCAATAGCAGACAAAATGGGGTTAATCCTACCCTTTTTGGGTAGGCCGCAATGAAACCTGATTAGGTCAATTTCTTCTAATGTCAACATATCGCCATCTTCTGCCTTATCCAAAGCTATACAAAGTTTCTCTTGTTCAGCCATCATATCGTTGTGTAATTCCTGTAAGTCATCCATAAGTTTCTCCATAAGTTAGCCTGAGTAGTCAGGTAACTTTACTATAAACCTTTTTTTACCCATGTGCAAGATTTGTTGTTAAAATATCTACTTAACCAATAAAATTACTTTTATGGACTTCAAACTTACACCCAAACAAATGATTCATTTATGCGGTGGCCCTGCCAAAATCGCCCGCAGATTCAAAGTAACCACCCAAGCTGTGCATCGTTGGCAACATGAAGGTTTGCCCCACAGTAAGCTTCTAGAACTAGCAGCGCAGATAGAACGGGAAAGCCATGGGCTAGTAACCCGCAAGGATATGTTTCCCCAATCTTGGCATTTAATTTGGCCTGAGTTGCAATAGCGCAAAATTTTGTTTTATACTGATAGGGCAGATTAGACCCTGTTTAGTAGATAACTCGAAGCCATAAGACCCTTTTGGGTTGTTCTGAGCGTTTAGTAAATGTTTTCGAGTCATTTATTAAGCGGGTCTAACTTAGAGCAACCCCAAAGGGTTTTTCTATTTCTGCGGTCTAAACTGGCGGCTCTAACGACATCGTAGCGGTTTGGATACAAGCGTTACTAGAAGGGTAAGTGGTTGAAATAGCGCAAAATAGGTGGCGAAGCTAGTGCCTATACCACGCAAGACTGGCGGGTTCTGTAACTCCGATGGAGCAGATGAAGGCGAATCTAGGTAGGCTAGGTTCGTTCACCGAAAGAGCAGTAACTTATAAGTTATATATAAATATAATAAATAAACCTATAAGTAACATAAATAGGTCATTAACCCATTTAATGCCACATTTATAAGCCATTAAATAAAATTGCCCCACATTAGGGTAAGTCCTAATAAACAAAAGTTGATAATGCCTTACGATTACATTACCAACTTAAAAGGGGGAAATATGAAATACATCATCGCATTACTATTAACGCTTGGCGTTAATACCACCCAAGCTGAAGCTATTGCTCAATCACCAAACGAAGGCGGTGGGTTTATTGTATTAACAAACGAAGTATGCGTAGTTAATAAAAAGACCTTTTCTGAATTGCGTAGAGTGTATAGCTACACCCAAAGCGGTCTTACGCAAGAAGGTTGTTTTATGCTTGAAGATGACACCGTAGTCGTAGTATGGGAATCAGGCAATAAAAGACGCTATTCTGCAAGTGGTTTTACTTTGGTCAATAGGGGAAAAAATATATGAAATTAATTATTTCCTTAATTGTTGTTGCTTTTTCGCAACTAACTTTTGCTCAAACTTATGTGGTGACCGACCCACAAGGCAATGTTTCTTATTATGTACAAAAACAGGGTAATCAGGCTCAAATAGTAAACAATCAGGGCCAAGTAGTGCAAAACGCCACAATCTATCCAAATCAGGTCGTTACCCCGCAAGGATGGGCAGTTGGCACACCATCTTATACCGTGCCTATATCACCACCAAGCCCACCATCACCACGAGTATTGCAATGACACCGCTAGAACTAGCTGACAAATTAGAACAGTTGATGAAAACAACAAAGGTTGATTACACCGTGCAAGAAGCTGCGGATATGATTCGTGAATTGCACCTTAAAAACCGTGAACTGCAAATGCGCTTAGATTCTACAACTGTATGGATGGAGTATTTATGAACGCCTACGAATTAGCAGATACATTAAATGAATGTATTGATGATGGCTCTACAGACTTGTATTGTGTCTGTCATGCTGCAAAAATGCTACGCCAACAAGCAACGCTAATTGATTACTACAAAGTTAGAGATAGTTCATATCAAAAAACAATAGCCGAGTTATCAAAAAATGTTGATGAACTGGAAGAAGAATTGCTAAAAACACAACCAATAAAAGAGTTAAGTGATGAGGAAAATAATTTGAAATGGTGGATTTCATCTTTTGAACATTTAAAAACATTGGGTGGTGGCATAAGTGATGAGATGGAAGCAAAATTAAAAGAAATGAAAGAAAGATTAAAAAAAGCGAGTGAGAAATGACTACATTTACTACTGATGACCGTATAAACGCTTATAGCCATTACAAAATCTATGATGAGCATGGCGAATTAATGCGTACCGTTAAAACTAAACACGAAGCTGACCAACTAATTAAAACTTATACCAACTGGTCGTATCAATTTGTAAGAGCCGACAAACTTAAATTGGACTTGCCCGATGCGCCTTTTTAAATGGACTGGTACATTCTTGTGTTTGATTGGTATTGGGCTAACCAGTATTAACGAATACCCTGCCAACATTATTTTTGGCTTTATTGGTAGCGTAATGTGGGCTATAGCGGGTTGGAAGCAAGACGATTGGGCGTTGTTTTTAGTAGAATTTGCTGCTGTACTGATGTACTTTTTTGGTTTGTATTTGTATATTTTTAACAATCTATCTAAATGGGGGATTTAGTGTGGAATTTGAGAAATTTTGGGAAGTATGGCCTAAAAAAGTGGCTAAGAAAAAGGCTGAATCTGCTTGGGGGAAGTTATCCCAGCTTGAAAAGCGAGAAGCTATGGAAGCCTTGCCAAACCACATCAAATATTGGGAACTTAAACGAACCCACATAGATTTCGTGCCATATCCTGCGTCTTGGATTAACGGTGAGCGTTGGACTGACACCCTTGATATGACCCCAGCCAAAGAAAAGGTCGATAGGTCGTGGATGTTTAGTCAGCAAGGCATTGAAGCCAAAGCAAAAGAACTTGGCATTTTAGGCAATGGCTACGATACTTACGAAACTTTGAAACGCAAGTGCATGGTGAAGTTAGGAATGGAACTTGAATGAACAAGAACATAAATATCGTTGTGGTGTTAGGCAGTTGTGTAAATGGCGGTCAGAATGGGGGTTAGCAAAGTTTAGAGAATATCTATCAAACTACAAACTTGATAGTCAATTACTAACAGATTTTGCTGACCAATGGAAAAAAGGTAACAAAGGTAATAAGGGGGAATGGTTATGAAAGAGTATGACCCACACGAAGCAATCGACTTTATATTTAAAACCGCACCGCAATACGCTAAAGCGTCAGGTGAATTGGCCCAGCTTGAGAACTTTCG